ATGGGTCTCGTACGTGCGAAGCGCGTGGCGACTGCCTTTATGTTGGTGCGTCGTGAAGTCTTTGAACAGATGGAAGCCGCCCATCCGGAGTGGAAATATTATGACACACGCACGGATCGTATGCTCACTGCGATGTTTGATTTCGAAGTTACGTCGGAAGGTTACATGGGGGAAGACTTCCTCTTCTGCGACCGTGCACGTGAACTCGGTTTCGACGTCTGGATCGACCCATCAATCTCGTTAGGTCACATGGGCGTACAGGAATATACCGGTAACTACGGACAAGACATCCTATATCCGATGGTTGTCCCCGCACAGAAGGATGCAGCATAATGGGTATCAAGTTAGGTGACATTTCGCCGCTCGCAGGGGCGCTAACCGGTAAGGGCATGTTCGGTAAAGGTATGGCCAAGCTGGCCGACTCGGGTATGGGTATGCTTCTTCCTATGTCGTACCTCGCTAAAAGCGCCCGCGACAAAGACGAAGAGAAAGAGAAAGAGAAAGAGAAAAAAGGCACCCGTCCCATGGTAGGCGAAGAAAACGAGCCTACGATGCGTAAGGGCGGCAAGGTCAAGAAAATGGCCAAGGGTGGCTCAACTGCTTCCAAGCGTGCCGACGGCTGCGCTACCAAGGGTAAGACGAAAGGACGTTTTGTCTGATGGCTAAGACTCCGGCTTGGACACGCAAAGAAGGCAAAGCGAAGTCTGGCGGGCTGAACGCCAAGGGTCGTGCGTCTTACAATAAAGCCAATCCGGGTAAGCCCGGTCTCAAGGCACCGCAGCCCGAAGGTGGTCCGCGTAAGAAGTCATTCTGCGCTCGGATGTCCGGGATGAAGAAGAAACTCACAAGCAAGAAGACTGCGAATGATCCTAACAGCCGCATCAACAAGTCACTCCGGGCTTGGAAGTGTTGACATGGAGATGATGATATGGAACATCGCACTAAGCGCAACGGTGGCAATCATGGGCTTCTTGTTTAAAGGCAAGATCGACGAATTGGATCGTCTCGGCATCCTACTCAACAAAACCCGTGAAGAAGTGGCACGCGACCATGTCACTCGGTCAGAAGTAAACATAATGGTCGATAGGCTGGGTGACCGGTTTGATAAGGCATTTGAACGCCTTGAAGCTAAAGTAGAAGAGATAGGAAGGACAAAGCTATGAAATATCGTTCCGGTGGTTCAACACCTCCAAAACCCCCACAACCAACTGCTGCCGAGCGGGCAGCGGATGCTAAGTTCCGTAAGTCTATAAAAAACCTCAAGCCTACACCAGAACAGGCCGCAGCTATCGGTCGTGCAAACCGTTCGAGCGGCTACGCAAAAGGCGGTAAGGTAAAGAAGATGGCCTTTGGTGGTACGTCCCTCCCGTCGAGAGTTGCAAGTAGTCTAAACAAAACTCTTAAGCCGCGGACTCCAGCTATAATAGGTCCCTCTGCCAACAAAGCTAACGCCATAGCGAATAGCGATAAGTTGCAGCAGGGAGCCGCCGCAAAAGCGGCACAGGCAAGCTCCACTGCTTCTGCTCCAGCACGGACACCGACAAATATTGGGCGGCTGAATATGGGGCACGCAAAAGGCGGCAACGTAAAGAAAATGGCTATGGGTGGTATGCCCGCTGGCGCATCCGCTACTACGACCGCAAGGCCAACAACTACTGCGGCAAAACCCGCTGTTTCAAGCTCAGGGCCAATTACCCGCGAAAATCTTGCGGCACGAAAGGCAGCAAACACTGCGGCTAAAGCTGCGCGGGGTAACATCACGGGCACTGCCGCAGCAGCCTCTGCTCCAAAATTAGGGCCAATCACCAGAGAGAACCTTGCAGCACGGAAGGCAGCAAACACTGCGGCTAAAGCTGCGCGTGGTAACACCACGGGTATGGCAAAAGGCGGTAAGGCAACTAAGTTCGGTAAGGCTCTCGTCAAGAAGTCTGCTGACACTAAGGGCCGTGCAATGATGAAGAAGGCCGGTGGTGGTAAGTGCTACGCTTCAGGTGGCTCAGTCTCCTCTGCCTCTAAGCGTGCTGATGGTTGCGCTGTAAAGGGTAAGACCAAGGGCAAGATGCTGGCTCGTGGCGGGAAAACCTGCTAATGCGCGCTTGTCGGGGTATGGGAGCCATAAACCCTTCCAAAATGCCGGGTAAAAAGACAATCCGTCGTAAGGATAACCCCGACGAGGTGGCTGTGTATGCTAAGGGCGGTAAGGCGAAGCTTGACATCTCCAAAGCGATCAAGAAACCGGGCGCACTCCGTGCGCAGCTTGGCACTCCTAAGGGAAAGAAAATCCCAGCAGGGAAACTTGCAAAAGCCGCCAAGGCCCCCGGTAAGCTAGGTCAACGTGCACGGTTTGCGCAGATGCTTAAGGGCTTCAAGAAGAAGTAATGGCCCGGTCGGACGAACCCAAGTGGAAACGCATTGTCGCCAGTGTAAAAGCTGGCGACAAAGGTGGCAATCCGGGGCAATGGTCCGCGAGAAAAGCTCAGCTTGCTACGCAGCGGTACAAGAAGTCTGGCGGTGGCTATAGCGGCCCAAAGACAGAAGCACAGAAATCCTTGACCAAATGGACCAAGGAAGACTGGGGAACCAAGTCGGGCAAGCCGTCTACGCAGGGCAAGAAAGCTACGGGTGAGCGCTACTTACCTAAGAAAGCACGTGAGGCTTTGAGTTCGCAGGAATACTCTGCTACAAGCAAGGCGAAGCGCGCAGGTATTAAGGCAGGCAAACAGTTTGTTAAGCAGCCGAAGGCCATAGCGAAGAAGGCAGCTAAATACCGATGACCACTAGCGGAACCAGCACATTTAACCTTAACCTCAACGACTTAGTCGAAGAGGCTTTTGAGCGTTGCGGGGCTGAGCTTCGCACGGGTTATGATCTGCGCACTGCGCGGCGTAGCCTCAACCTGCTTACCATTGAGTGGGCTAACCGTGGCATTAATCTGTGGACCATCGAGCAGGGGTCGATCCCTATGGTTCAGGGGCAGATTGTCTATGACCTACCTGTAGATACCATAGACCTACTTGAGCATGTCGTGCGCACCCAGACTGGGGAGCAGCAGACCGACATCACCATCAACCGGATTAGTATCGACACATACTCGACTATTCCAAACAAGAACGCGCAGGGTCGGCCTATCCAAGTGTGGATCAACCGCCAGTCAGGTGCAGACTATCCGGTTACTGGTGTGAAAGAACCGCAGATTAACGTCTGGCCAGCCCCAGACCAGAGTAACTATTATACCTTTGTTTACTGGCGCTTGCGCCGCTTACAGGATGCTGGTGATGGTGTTACTACGCAAGATATACCGTTTAGGTTCCTCCCTTGTTTGGTGGCTGGTCTCGCGTATCACCTATCCCTAAAGGTTCCCGGCGCGCTTGAGCGCTCTGCTGGGTTGAAGATGCAGTACGAAGAACTCTGGCAACAGGCTGCTGATGAGGACCGTGAGAAAGCGCCATTGCGCATCGCACCTCGTCAGTATTTCCGGTGATTTGTGCCTAATCGGTTTGCATCTGGTAAATGGGCAATCGCCCAGTGCGACCGCTGTAACTTTCGGTACAAGCTGAAGGAACTCAAGCGGCTCGTCATTAAGACCAAGAATGTCAACATCCTTGTGTGCCCCACTTGCTGGGAACCAGATCAGCCCCAGCTTCAGCTAGGTATGTATCCCGTGGATGACCCACAGGCGTTGCGAGACCCACGCCCAGACAACAGCTACTACCAATCGGGCCTTAACCCGAACAATAACCCAAGTGACGGTAGTCGCATAATCCAGTGGGGTTGGAACCCTGTAGGACTAAATGATCCTTTGGGTTTATTTGGTCTTCCAAATACGCTATTAGGCAGTGGTCAAGTAGGGACCGTAACGATTGAGACGGAGAATTAGTGATGGATAAGAAAGATTTGAAGCAGGATAAGGCTACCGCAGCGAAGGCCGTGCACAAGCACGAGCGCGCAATGCACAAGGGTAAGCCCCTGACTAAGATGGCCAAGGGCGGCAAAACCAATGCGCAAATGGGTGCAATGGGCCGTAACTTAGCCAAGGTCGCCAACCAGAAGAAGTCGGTACGTAGCGTACCCAAGAAAGGCATCTAATATGGCTAAGGACAACACAGGCTGGCCGTTTCTTGGTGCGGGTGAAAACCCGCTTCCTTCGCGTGCGAAGCAGCCAATGAACTATACAGTTGACATGGGTAACAACGGGTACCCTAACAAAATTGCTAACACTCAAACTGTGAAAACTCGCGGTACGGGTGCGGCGACTAAGGGCACGCATAGCAGCAAGAAGTTGGCATAATGAATTACGCTGAACTGTTCGAGACAATCAAGGGGTACGTCGAAAACGACTTCCCCAACACCTCATGGACCGGCTCTGACGGCTCCACTCCGGTGACGTTCACGTCTACCGAACAGATCAACACGTTTATTGAACAGGCCGAGCAGCGCATCTTTAACACGGTGCAGTTGCTTGATCTGCGTAAGAACGTGACGGGTAACATGACGGCAGGTAACAAATACCTGTCGGTACCTTCAGACTGGCTGGCTAATTTCTCCATAGCTGTCATCGACGCTACGGGGCGGTACGAGTACCTACTTAACAAGGATGTAAGTTACATCCGGCAGTCGTTTCCTAACCCAGCGACGACAGGTATACCCACGCACTACGCCTACTTTGACGAGAACTCGTACATTTTGGGGCCGACGCCAGATGCAGATTATGTAGTCGAACTACACTACTTCTATTACCCGCAATCCATTGTTACAGCCGGTACAAGCTGGCTAGGCGATAATTTTGATAGCGCTTTACTTTACGGTGCGTTAATTGAAGCGTATATCTTTATGAAGGGCGAGCAGGATATTAACGCTGAATACCAGAAACGGTATGATGCAGCGATGGGTATGCTCAAACAACTTGGTGAAGGTAAAAACCGTCAGGATATGTATCGGACACCACAAGTTCGATATTCGGTGGGATAAGGTAGGTTATGATTAGCACACTTGCAGGCGGCGATATTGGTAGCGTTATGGTTATGGCAACCGAAGGGCGTGGCTCCACGCCGGAGGAAGTTGCCGAACGGGCGTTAGACAAAATTATCTATGTGGGTAGTGCATCACACCCAGCTATCCGCGACCAAGCCGAAGCTTTTAAAGATAGCATCCGTGCTGTCTTGGTGCACTATATGCACGAGGCCGTGCGGTCTCATAACGTAACTCTGGTGAACAAATTTAAGCAGGCGGGGCATCCAGAGCTAACCGCTATACTCGATACATAAGGAGGCCTTAAGATGCCAATTACTCAAGCAATGACCACGTCGTTTAAGGCCGAGCTTATGCTGGCTGTACACGATTTCCGCGTAGGCGGCGATACCTTTAAGCTGGCGTTATACACTTCATCCGCTTCGATTGACGCCAACACCACCGCATATACTGCGTCGAATGAAGTTGTGGGTACTAACTACACTGCTGGTGGCGGCACGCTCGTCAATCTTGGTGTGGTTACATCCAACAACAGCGCGTCTACAGGGACAGGCTTCACGGACTTTTCCGACCTGACCTTCTCCAATGCAACGATCACGGCTCGCGGCGCGCTTATCTACAACACGACGCCTTCGGCTAACTCAAACGCAAACACTACGCTGACTAACGCTGCAGTAGCTGCTTTGGACTTCGGCTCGGATAAGAGCTCGACGGACGGTGACTTCACCATCATCTTCCCGACGGCTTCTAATACCACCGCTATTATCCGTATCGTATAAGGAAAACCAATGCCTTTAGTCGTTGCTGATCGCGTCCGAGAGACTACCACTACCACTGGTACAGGGACCATAACCCTTGCTGGCGCTGTAATTGGCTACCAGTCTTTCAGTGTAATCGGCAACGGTAATACGACATACTACACGATCAATCTGGATAACCAGTGGGAAGTCGGTATTGGTACGTACCTCGGTGCTGGTCCTACGCTTTCTCGTGATACCGTATTGGAGTCCAGTAATGCTGGTGCGCTCGTGGACTTTGCCGCGGGTGCCAAGGATGTGTTTCTTACATATCCTGCAGAAAGGGCGGTGTATCAAAACGGCTCGACCCTCGCCGCAGGCTCTGCAGTACTCCCCATCGCCAATGGCGGCACAAACGCCACGACCGCTGCTAATGCTCTGACGTCTCTAGGTGCGTATCCGGCAGCTAATCCGAGCGGCTACCTCTCGACGGTTAACCTTACAACAAACGTAACAGGCACACTGCCTGTCGCCAATGGCGGTACTGGTGCCGCGACCCTGACTGCGAATAATGTCCTCTTGGGCAACGGCACTGGCGCACTTCAAGTTGTTGCGCCGAGTACTTCTGGTAATATCCTTACTAGCAACGGCACAAGCTGGGTATCTAGCGTAGCGCCGCCAAGGGCTGTCATCAGCGCAACCGCACCAGTATCACCAGCGGCGGGCGATGTTTGGTGGAACAGCGAGACGGGTATACCCTACATATACTATAACGACGGCACTACAGCACAATGGGTGACATTCGCTATGGGCCCAACAGGGGCGACAGGGGCAACCGGAGCGACAGGGCCGACAGGGGCGACAGGGCCAACCGGCCCAACGGGGACGATCAGCTACCCACAAAACATCCAATCAGCAAACTATACGTTGGTTTTGGGTGATGCGGGTAAACAGATATTCCACCCTACGTCTGATACTACGACGCGTACATACACTATACCTGCGAACGCCAGTGTAGCATTTCCGATTGGCACTGTCGTGCTGTTCACCGTGGAAAACAGCGGGACGTACGTAAACGTAGCGATCACTAGCGATACGTTGGTATTTGGTAACGGCACTACCGGAACAATCCGCGTCCAAGCAAACAACACGCTGATGGCCATCAAGGTTACTGCGACTAAATGGATGGCTAACTACCTATACCAAACAGGCACGCCATTTGTTCCATCACAGTCGATTGCTATAGGTTCAGTCTCCGGTGGGGCTACTGTGTGTGCCTACCCTTGGAGTAGCGCAGGCTTCGGTACTAAAGTGGCTGAACCTACTTCAACCCCTGTAGGGGGCACCTATGGAGTTGCGTTTAGTCCAACGGGTAGCGCGGTCGCTTCGGCAAGCGAAAACTCACCACGCTTAGAAGCTTGGGCTTGGAGTGCTAGCGGTTTTGGGTCTAAATTCTCAAACCCAACGACACTACCTCCCGCCTATGGTCTTGGCGTAGCGTTTTCCCCTTCTGGGAATGCCGTCGCCGTAGCGCATGGTATCTCACCTTACGTATCAGTATACCCTTGGAGCGGCAGTGGCTTCGGAACTAAGTTCGCCGATCCGGCTACCCTGCCAACTAGCGACGGACGCGGCGTGGCCTTCAGCCCAGCTGGCGACGCTATCGCCGTAGCGCACAACGGTTCACCTTATATCACTGCTTACCCTTGGAGTGGCTCAGGCTTTGGTACTAAATACGCCAACCCAGCAACACTACCTGCGGGTACAGGCTATGGGGTAGCCTTCAGCCCCGCAGGAGATGCTATAGCCATTGCGCATGCTTCCTCCCCTAATATCACCGCCTACCCTTGGAGTGTTAGTGGTTTCGGCACTAAATTTACTAACCCAGCTACGCTTCCCGCTGGGGACGGCCAATTCGTAGCATTTAGCCCGTCAGGTAGTGCCATTGCTGTAGTAGACCAAGGTTCTTCGCCATATGTCAATGCTTACGTTTGGAGTGTTAGTGGCTTCGGTACAAAGTTTTCCAATCCAGCTACGGCAATACCTTCTGCGGCTTATGGAGTAGCTTTCGATCTATCAGGTGATGTTATCGCCGTAGCGCACAACGGTTCACCTTATATCACTGCTTACCCTTGGAGTGGCTCAGGCTTTGGTACTAAATACGCCAACCCAGCAACACTCCCTGGTGGCAACCCCTCGCGATCTGTAGCCTTCACAATCAACCCATAGAAAAGAACACTATGCAGTACGAACAACTTCCAACCGAATATAAATACGACGTACTTGCGGAGGCTATGTATGCCCGTGAGGTTGAGTATTTTCATTATGACTTTGACCGCAAGAACTTTGAGCATTTGTTGGCAAACGCTACAGACAACGAGTTTGCCGCTAACGTAGCTGAACGGCTGGACACTACCCGCAAGCAGATGGGTAACGTCATGGGTGTTGTAGAAGCCTTACGGTCACAGATCGACGACGCCAACGCTTACGCAGCAGCCGTTGAGCGCGTAACAGCAAAACGCAAAGCAAAGGAAGCAGAGGGATGAACCTGTTTTATGTTCAGGCTAATGGCGACACGTTCGTCCGGCACATCCATGATGTTGAGCCAACTCGTTGGGATGAAGACAATTACTGCCGCGTAGCTAATCTGACGCCTGAGCAGCTTGAACAGTTTGGCGTGCATCAGCTTAAGCTGGTTACGCCTCCATATTACGACCCTGCGACGCAGACCCGCGAGCATGCCCCTGCACTGTTAATCAATGGCGTGTGGACGCAGAACTACATCGTGTCAGAACTCGACCCAGAAGATGCTGCTGAAAAGGCTGAAACTCAGTGGGCCGTTGTTCGTGCGGAACGCAACAAACTGTTATCCAGCACGGATTGGTGGGTTACGAAAGCCTCAGAAGTAGGTGCGGCTATCAGTCTAGAACAACTCGTTTACCGTAAAACTTTGCGTGATATAACAAAGCAGGCTGATCCTTTCAGCATCCAGTGGCCTGCGTTGCCACTTATCGGAGAGTAAGATGGCAGCACTTGATTTCCCTACTAGTCCCACGATAGGCCAAGTATACAGTGCCAATGGCGGATCATGGATATGGGACGGCACGGTATGGGTTGGCGGTAATGTAACACCTGTTACCAGCGGCGGCACAGGTGCGACTACGCTTACTTCAGGTTATCTAGTTAAGGGTAATGGTACATCTGCGGTCTCTGCGTCTGTGGTGTACGACAGCGGGACTAACGTCGGGGTAGGCACAGGTTCACCCGCTACTAAATTTGACGTATCCGGCAACATATCGCAGAACATAGTCGCAGTCGCAGCGCTTGATATTAACTGTTCCTTGGGTAACTTCTTTACTAAGACCATCAGCGCGAACAGCACGTTCACGTTTAGCAACGTACCAGCCAGCCGTGCTTTTGCTTTCACGCTCGAACTAACGCAGACTAGCGGCACTGTAACATGGCCTGCAGCCGTGCGTTGGCCCGGGGGAACTGCCCCCTCGCTCACTACTAACCGCATTCAGTTGTTCACTTTTGTCACTGACAACGGCGGCACTGTCTGGCTCGGTGCATCTCAGACGAACTACACGGCGTAAGGCGATGGATAGCGTATCTCGCGCATTGCTGATGGTTGGCGGCGCAAGTGGGCCACCTCCGGGACAACAGGCTTACACCACAGCTGGGACTTTCTCGTGGGTAGCTCCTGCGGGAGTAACAAGCGTTTGTGTTGTTTGCGTGGGCGGCGGAACAGGTGGATCGGGCGGAGCAGGCGGTGGCCTTGGTTGGAAAAATAATATTACGGTAACTCCCGGCACATCCTACACAGTGCAAGTTGGTGCTGGGGGTGCTTACGGCTATGAGTCAACGGGCTCCCTCGGCGGCACTAGTTCTTTCATTAACACAGGGACGGTAAGCGGCGGTGGTGGGACTCCGGGGGGAGTGGGAGGTACATATGTTGGAGATGGCGGCGGCAACGGCGGTAATAGCGCTACAAGTGATAGTCGCGGCGGTGGGGGAGCGGGAGGCTATACTGGCGCTGGAGGAGCGGGGGGGACTAGTAATGTAGGGAGTTCCGGGGCTGGCGGCGGCGGCGGCGGCGGTGCGGTTGGCTCCAATATATATGTATACCCCGAATACCTTCAGGCAGGCGGCGGTGGCGGCGGCGGTGTTGGTATACTCGGTCAAGGCGCATCAGGGGCGGGTGGGGCTACCCTTAGCGCAGGGGGCGATGGTGGTTCCGGTGGGAATGCGGGGACTGCTGGTGGTTATTACTCTGGCCAAAGCGGTGGAAATTATGGCGGAGGCGGAGGTGGCTGGGGCTACTACTATAACTACGAGACTGGCGAATTTTATCCCAGCGTCGGCGGAAACGGCGCTGGTGGCGCAGTCCGCATTATTTGGGGCGCAGGACGCGCTTTCCCGTCAACTAACACAGGAAACTTATAATGAACGTAATTCAGATTGACGAAAACGGCGTGGCTTATGGCTATCCAGTTCTCGCAGACAATTTTCGGATGCTGTTTCCAACAGTATCTTTTCCTAACCCGCTTACGACTGAGGCTGTTGAGAGTTTTGGTTTTGGCTGTTACGACTTTGCATCGCAGCCTGAATGTGAGCCAACGCAGAAGGTGGTTGAAATTGCTCCTCGGAAGGGTGAGGACGGTATCTACCGCCAGACCTATGAGATTGTAGAACTCACTGAAAGCGAACTTGCTGCCCGTACACAAGCGCAGTGGGCGTTTATTCGTGGAGATCGCAACCGCCGTTTATCGACCTGTGATTGGACACAGCTTCCTGACGCTTCGGCAGACGCCGCAACTTGGGCCATATACCGCCAAGAACTGCGCGACATCACAACTCAAAGTGACCCATTCAACATTGTTTGGCCTGTCGTCCCTAGCCGCGTATAAGGAAACTAACGTGGTTAACGTCAAACCATATGCACTGTTTCTAGCTTTGCTGGCCCTCATGGGCTGCCAAGACCGCTATCGGTACGACTGCCAAGACCCTGAGAACTGGCAGGAGGAAATTTGCAAGAAGCCTAAGTGCATTGCTATGGGTTACTGCACAGAGTGGCTAATAAATACAGGTGAAGACGAGCAAGAGCATGAAGCCCACTAAAGATTGGTCGCCAGAGGAAATGCTGCGGTTCATCGTCGGCATCGTGCTGTCACTGACACTTACGTTTATCGTAGCTACTGTGTTATACTCGCTGGTGTTTGTGTCGCAGCCGATGGAGGGGCAGTCCCCGAATGACGCTGAGTTTTTTAAGCTGATTAACCCGATAGCGACATTTATCGTCGGGGCGTTGGCAGGATTGATGGCGGGTCAGGGCAACGGCTCAATGACTTCGAAGCCGCCAGAGAAGATCGAAGGAGAAGAAGATGAGCTTCCTAAATAGTTTTGAGAGCAAGGGTGAAGGTGTCAACGACACCGTTGAGTTTGTTGTGCGCGTGGCCATCGTCACGCTGGCGGCAGTTATCCTTGTCGTTGTGCTGACACTAGCCGTTGGCCTGTTTATGCCTAATGATGTCATAGAAAGCACCGCCATCCTTGAGATGGTCAACCCCGCCTTCCAGACCATCATCGGCGCTTTCGTCGGTTTGTTGGGTGGCCTGAGCCTCAACGCCAATGCGCGGGACAAAGAGCCTGAGCCAGAAGCGCCGCTTGAACTGGACACGCCCGCGCCAGAACCAGAAGCACCCAAGCCATATAGCGACCCTCAAGGCACGGTCTTCATCGACGAGCCTGAAGATGACGATGATGACGACATGGAGCCTTGGGAGAAGTACCGCAACGATCTGCGCTATGATGCCAACGGCGACGGCGTGGTTGACGAAAATGACTTTCCAGATTGGCGGAGTGCTGGTAAATGAGCCTTGTAAACCTACAGAAAAAGATTGGAGTAACCGCAGATGGTGCGTTCGGTCCGGGGACATTTAAGGCGGCTGCGGCTTACTATAAATTATCACCTAATCGGGCTGCGCATTTCTTTGCTCAAACGGCGCATGAGTCGGGCAACTTCAAGGCGTTCAGCGAGAACCTGAACTACGGCGCGAAGGGTCTGCGCGGTATCTTCCGTAAGTACTTCCC